ATCCGTTGGCTAAATCTCCAAAGATGCTTTCTAATCCATCTAACACTCCGCCTGGCCCGGTTAAATTAGAAACCCCACCACCTGCTACAGATAGTGGACTTGGTACTAGATCGTAGTGTAAGGTAGCAAATCCTTTAGGATTGTTAATTGACACATTACCTGCAGAATATTTCACTGCTTCGTATTCGAGAGTCATTGTACTTTCTGATGGTTCGTTGGCTGCATAATCCATAGAGCCGTGATTCCATGATTTAATTCTTGGGTTAATCAATGTGTAGCCTAAAAATCTTTTTCGGCTCATAGTAAAGATACTAACACTTTTAAAAAATGGCACAGAAATATTATTGTCCATGCCGTAACGGAAATTATCTAATGGTGTTTTAGTTGGACGATATTTGTTATCGTTGTAGGCAGCTACTGGGTTTTGTCTATCAGTAACATAATACCCATAATAGATAGCCCACAGTGCATTTACGATTCCTGCATTATCATCATGCAGTGTGATACTCACTGGTTCGTAATTAAAGTTTTTGTAAACGATTCTTTTTCTATTGTATTGATTTTTTACAACACTATCAAAATTGTACTTAGGTAATTCGGCAGTCTTAACCAGCATACCCACTTCGTCGCCGTGTCGAGCAGTAAATGACGGTGCTTTGTGTGCAGTCTTGTCTATTTCAAATCTAACATAATAGTTAAATTTTGTACGAGGTGATAATCGATAGGTGTCGTCGACAAACAATCGAGTGGCATGCTGCCAGTTACCTACTAGTCCTTTAGGATTAGTAAGTCCGGTACCCACACCATTAAGAAAACGTGTAAATTTATTGGCCATACTAATATTTATGTCACAAAAAAACCCGAACTAATCGGGTTCTTTTGATACTGATAATAATTATTAACCTTGTGTACCTAGTGCGCCTGTTATTGCTTGAGTAGCAACTTGACGTCCTACTGCTGCACCAATACCACCTTCTAAACTTGTAGAAGTCTTGTCTGCACCCCATTGTTCCATGTTATCGAAACGAATGCTTAATGCGACAGTAGCTTCTTCGTTAGTGCCGTATGCTAATTCACCGTAGTCTGCGTTCTGTACGAAGCAACCGTATAGATTGATCGATTCAAGAATTTTTGGTGCTAGGTTAGCATTACCGCCGTCTAACACTTCAATACGTGTTGTGAATTTGTAATCGATACCTGAACGTGCAGATGCTTGTTCTAGGAAGTCGAATTGTTTCTGTATCTGTTGACCAACTAGTTTTTGTACTTCGCCGCTAGCATCATCACGCAATGTAAGTGTAATCATTTCAAATGATGGCTTACCAGCTAGATATACTTTTGAGTTGTATACATCTAGTGTGATTTCTTCAAAGTTTACTTTTGGTCTAGTTACATCTTTGACCTGTTTAGTAAGCTCTGTAGCCGCTGCAACACCAAAACCCAGAAGAGTCACTCTATAGCGATACTTTAACTTCGGCATCAACAGTACTTGCGTACCGCCATTGGTTGGAACTGATAAATTATTTAATGATGTAATTGCCATTTTTAAATCTCTCCTGTGTTCTTAACACGCAATGGAATGTAAATGAACTCAACGGCCTTGACTGGTTCGATAGCAATATCTACCCAAAGTTCGTTGCGATCAACCCTTGCTGCGGTGTTGTTGGTTTCATCACATACAACTGCAAAGTCATACAATGCTCTTAGACCCACTAACTCAAGCAACAAGCTCTCGCAGGCCTGTTTGATTTCGTCTCTGGTAATCTTATCATTGGGTTCAAAGATATATGGACGAGCTAGTTTATTCAACTGACTACGTAGATATACTGTTAAACGTGCTACGTTGATTCTATCCAATGCACTTGCATTTCTTGCACGAGTCTTTTGACCAAAGTTGATTAAACCTACACCGTTAAAGAATGTAATTGGATTAATTTTTTGATCATATAATGTATCACGTTGGCCTTCATTCAATGCTACAGTTTGGAATTCGCCTGTCGCACCATCAATATAACCTACTGATGTTGCATTAGTAATTCCACCACGTCTTGTACCTGCTGGTGCAAACCATGGATAGCTTGCATTGTCGCTTAATGCGATTGTTTTCAACATCATGTGTGTTGACGGAACAACTGCATTTGAACCACCTAGATCTGTTGTAAATCCGCTTGGATAAAACACAGCTAGATATTCGTCATAGGTAACAATACCATCGTCGTTGTTGTCTAATACTAGTTCTGCATTAGAACCATAGTTAGTTAATGATGTAGCATCGCTTGGTAAACGTAATGGTGTGTCAGCAATAACAAATGCTGTAACACCACGATCGATGTTTAGGTTAACTAGATTACTCATTAGCTCAGGATATCCTGGGCAAGCAATCAAGTTAAAGTTACGACGTTCTTCATCACGTATTTCTTGGCTGGTATCGACTGCACTCTTCAATGCTGCAACAACAACTGAACGTTGTGCCTTGCGCAGGAATGAGCCTGAGCCATCTTCATTGTTTGGTGAAGCTGTGACCCAACGATTTTTTTCTGTGTAACCACTCATAGATTCTGCAGTAACTAATGCATTACCTAAAGGTGAATTTGTAGAATCGTATCTTTCGTTATCTTTCGTTTGGTCGATGTAATTTACTTCATATCTCTTGACATTACCATCAGATCTGCGAGTATTCCATAGTAGCATACCTTTTGGATATAATGCTGGATCCGGAGCATCTGGATCTAAGTAATTGCTTGATAACAATGCTTGGATTGTAGCTGCTGTGTTACCAGTAGCACCAGTTTTACCCCAACGAGCATCAGCAAATAAAATACCTGCTTCTGTTGTTTGGTCAGTTTTGTCAACTAGTTCCCATTTTTCACTAGCAGGAACACCTTGGATGTTGCTGTTATAGCGATAGATTGTTGGGAAATTTTCTAAATCTGCTGTTGAAATCCATAAGTCGTTGTTAACAAATGTTACTCCGCCTGTGTATGGGTTTGATGCAGATACCTTAGGGCCTGTAGCTGAAGTTGCTGCAAATTCGTCTAGGTAACCAACCCAAGTATTGCCGTTGTGTACCATGATATCAATTTCGTTTACTGCAGAATTGTACCATAGTTGACCATCTGACGGATCGTTGCTTGGAGCATCTGGCGAAGCAAGGAAATCACTGGCTGCTAATGGCTGCCATCCTGAAGCTACATAGTTTTCTGCTGAGCTAGCTGGTAGCTCGTAGAAGTTAGCAGTACCTGTTAATGTATCAATATTAAATGGTGCAAACAATGTTGATAGTGCTGTTAAGCTAGCACCACTTGCTGCAAATCTAATTTCGCCGCCTTCTGAATGTTCGATCACTAGTTCGTTGTCTACAGTAACACTGGCTTCAACGTAACTAGGAATTTCTACCGGGTTTGCTGGGTCTGAATTATCAAAACCAAAATTTACAACAGCATTAATAGCATCTGCGATTTCTCGCGGTGCATTTGATACACCAGTAGTTGTTGTGGTTGTAAATGTAATAGCTTTTGATACTAGCGTAGCACTGCCTGGAATTGATTGTTTCACTGTCCAAGTTAAATTACCGTTACTAACCTCTGTAGCTGTAATTGCCTGTGAAGTGATTTTAGTTCTAGCATTCGCTGCTACTGCTCGTTTTAAAACACGGAATGTTGCTGTTTCTGGTGAGCTGTCGTATCTACTATCTTCTAATGCGTTAGTTTGAACATATAGTTCGTTGGCTGCAATGTTTGCACCGCCACCTGAACGATCTAGGTAATATAATGCTGCATGTCCAGATGCATATATCGGAGCATTAGAAGTTACCCATGTTTCAGTAGCTGAATTCCAGCGTTTAGCGATCCAACGTCCGCCACTGTTTGGTTCTGTGGTTTTGATCCATACAGATCCAGTTGGGCGACCGTTAGCTAATGTTCCTGTGCCGTCATCATCATTGTCGCCAATTTTAAATGCTGGGACCGATGTATGCGGTGCTTGTACTAGTCGAGGACCATGGAATGTTCCTGCTGTAATGCCGAATGTTGCGGATACATCTAAAGTACCTGAAGCAATCACTATAGCATTAGTTAATGATGAATCGCCCTCGTTACCTGCTAGATCACCGCCGCCCATATTTCCTGCATCGCCATATAGATACAATCTATTGTTAACACTGCGAGCTGTAACACCGTTTATGTTCAATCCGTTGATTGTAGTTACTACACCGTCTAGTGTATTATTTGGGGCCCCAGCAACTGTAACTGTAGTACCATTAATAGTAAAGTTTCCGGTTATTGTTGCTGCAACTGATGTAGCGCCTTTGATTGTAGGCCAACTTGCTGCCCACTCTTGACTACCTACCAGTACCCACGCACCAGAACTAACTGCTGTACCACCACCTGCGATGTTACCATTGCCTGGTGATTTGTAATAGATTCTTGCGTATTCTTTTGACGCACTGAATGTTCCAGAGCCGTCTACAGTTTCAAATACTACAGCATAATCGCCTGTGGCACCAAACGAAGTTTTTGGAACTCCGCCAGTAATATTGTCTACATCATCATCTGTTAGTACTTGTGGAATCTTAGTTGTGAACTTTTGTCCACCAACTACTGTGGCTGCAGAACCGTTCCATTCTTGGATACCCCAAGCTGTAGAACGTGTATCTAACCACCATTGTCCATCATTTGGTAATGCTCCCGGGGCTGATGCTGATGCTTCTAATTCGGTTAAATCTACGTCAGCCCTAACAATAAATGCTGCGTTGGATACTCCTAGCAAACTGTAAGCTGCTAGTAGTCCGTATTCGTTTCGTTCTCCGCCGTGTACTGGATTTGAACTTGCTGTCTTTTCAAAGAAAGGTACACCATAAAAATCTACTAGATCTTTTTGGCTTGTCATCTTAAATGCTTTTCCAGCATTTGCTTTAGTTGTTGCAGTGGCAATACCTGTGCCTGCTGCATTTGTCTTATCTTGTCCTGTGGCTACAACGATAAGGGGTGTTGTGCCTGGCTCGGCAGGTGTATACTGACTCTCGTCGATTACCGTAACTTGTACGCCTGGTGATTGAAGTGCCATGTTCCCTATTCTCCTGGTAATAGTTTTGCTCAATGTATTTAGCGGTGTATGGAGAAATTGGCTTGTTTACCTAACTGAAAAAGGGGTCTAAAAGGTGCAGTTCTTTTAAATACGTATATGAGACCTTTATGTAAATGCGGATTTAGACCCCGTGCTGTAAACTATAAAAAGGGCGATAGGATCTACTATCGAAGCCTCTGCGAAATCTGTATGGCTCACGGGCTCAGCCACGGTATACCTAGATGGCAACGTGCTGGATATAAGATAAAATTACAGTGCGATAAGTGCGGACATCGCAGCCCGCATCGTGAAGTGTTTAGGGTATTCCATGTAGACGGCAATCTTGATAATTGCCGCTACAATAATTTAAAAACTGTGTGTGCTAACTGTGCTCTAACACTGAGTAAGGATGGAGTCCTCTGGAAACAAGGAGATCTGGTGGCCGATTACTAGGCTCTGCGCCTGCTTAAACAGCTCGTCGATAGTACCATTGTTATCGATAACATGATCAAATTCGTTGCCTAACCATGCCCATTCAGATGCATGTATTTTGCGCAGTTTCATGTTATTAATACCAATGTTATGCCCTTGATTAGCTGAAACAGCATCATCATACCACTCAGGCAATGCACCTCGCTGCACCCAAACTATCTGTCCACCTGCTTTTTTAATGGCTTGGATTTCATTGGGAAATCTGCAGTCTGAAATTACGATATTGTCTTTGCTGTTTCTTAATTTGTTTTCTAGGCTTGCAATCCAGATATCATCATGGAAACTTTTACGGGCAACTTCTGTACCCCAATATTGCAGGACCCAGCGTGGAGTTAATGTAGGCATATCTAAGCGTTCAGCCCACCACGGATCTACCTGTTCCCGCCACTCACGTGCTTCTGCTGTGCGACCTTCTAGCAGAGTTCTGTCCCAACCAAACACCGCAGCCACAGAATCCTTTAGTGTGCTGGCAAATGATTCGCGTCTAAATTCGTGGAAATTAACAAGAAAGTCAGCGACTGTGTCTTTGCCGCTGCCGATAAAACCGCATATACCTATGATCATAAATTGTCTCCTATATGACAATTATACGATAGGTTTACAAAAAAGTCAAATTTTAATAATAGGGTTTTGGTGTTTTTGGCTTACCAGGATTGTTTAATTTATTGGCTAACACACTAGCGGTGTTGATAGATTTAGTGCGATCTGTTCTACGTGCGGCCTGAACACTGGTTCTAGCGCGAGTAGTTTTCATTTTTTGTGCTTTGGCTTGATTTATGGGCTGATGACATTTTGAAGGATGACTGACCTGTCTGCTTTTTCTTGGACCGCTTGTACAACGGAATTTTAATTTGGTAGTACCACTGCGAGCTGTTTTTTTACCTACTCCCCAAACTAACTTGGCATCGTAGAGGGCTTCGTCTTTTTCAAATATAAATTCTGATGCTTTCATTGCTATCCAGTAATAAATGTATAGCCAATTCCACCAGAAACTAATGTGACTAGCTCTTGTGTTAATCTATCAATGTCTGCTTGACCTTCTGATTTCATAGCTGATCCATTGAGTGCTGTGCCTCCTTGCGGCCCGGCGATAGATGCAAACTTTTCGCGAGCCTGCCCTAGCATGATTTTACAGTTAGCCAAGGTATAGTCTTTGATCCATTGTCCGGCGTAGGTGTCATTAATTATAGCGAAATCTGGTTTGATATTATAGACTTGTAGCATCACTGATTCTTCTGATCTAGGACGTTGTTCAATTCTTAATTTTTCT